AATCCAGGCTTAGGAACTATAAAAAACCTTAAAACTTTATCCGCAAAAGTAAACAAAGCCAAAGAAAACCCACTATTAGTAAAGAATCTAGTATGTAAAGAGTTCAACATAAGAGAAACAAGTTCCGAATCGTGGCTAACATTTGAACAACTAAACAATCCAGCTACTTATAACTTAGAATTACTAAAGCCACGCTATGGAATAGGTGGTTCCGACTTAGCATCAACCACGGATTTAACATGCGGAACGGTAATATTCAAAGTACCGGGAGATGAGACTGTATATGTGATGCAAATGTATTGGTTACCAGAAGATTTGTTGGAGTTAAGAGTAAGAGAAGATAAAATCCCTTATGATATTTGGAGAGATCAAGGTTGGTTAAGAACAACACCAGGAAACAAGGTGCATTATAAATATGTAGCTCAATGGTTTTTAGAAGTACAAAATGAAAAGGATATTTATATTCCGCATCATGGATACGATGGATGGAGCGCTGAATATTACGTAGAAGAAATGAGGGGTTATTTTGGCAAGGAAAGCATGGAAGCAGTAATTCAGGGTAAAAAAACTTTATCTGGTCCAATGAAAAATTTAGGTGCAGATTTGGATGCTAAAAAAGTTAATTATAATAACAATCCAATATTAAAATGGTGTTTATCAAATACAGCAGTTGAAATAGATAAAAACGATAATATCCAGCCTGTTAAAACAAGTAAGCCAAGGAAACGCATAGACGGATTAGCAAGTTTGCTAGATGCTTATGTTGTGCTGGAAAGAAATTATGAAGACTATATGAATATCATCTAAGGGAGGTGAGAATATAAATTGGGAATATTGAATAATTTCAAAAATGCATTTAGTAATATAATTTCGGTAGCAAGATATAAAATGATAACTGATAAAGGCAACGGCTTTTATGCCTGGAATGGCAAACTATATGAAAGCGATATAGTAAGAGCCTGCATTAGACCTAGAACAAAAGCCATAGGGAAGTTAATTCCTAAACATATACGCAATGATGCGATGGGAATTAAGACTAATCCAGAACCCTATATAAGATTTTTGTTAGAAGACCCTAATCCTTATATGTCGGGGCAAATGTTACAAGAAAAAGTCACAAATCAGCTTGCTTTAAACAACAATGCTTTTATTTTGATTATAAAAGATGATAACGGTTATCCGGTTGAATTATATCCAATACCTTGTATGACTGCTGAAGCAATTTACAATCAGACAGGAGATTTATTTCTAAAGTTTTATTTTCAAAACGGAAAAACGGCGACATTTCCATACACGGAAGTAATACATCTTAGGGATGATTATAATAGTAATGATATCTTTGGAGAGCCACCAGGATTAGCATTAACAAGCCTAATGAATGTAGTTAGTATAATAGACCAAGGCACGATTAAAGCAATTAAAAACAGCGGAATAATCAGATGGTTGTTGCAATACAATACTTCGTTAAGGCCAGAAGACTTAAAGAAAAACGTAAAGGAATTTACTGATAATTATTTAAGTGTAGAAACTGAAACATTTGGAGCAGCTGGTACTGATGCAAAAGCAACAGCAACAAGAATAGAACCTAAAGATTTTGTACCTAATGCAGCACAAACAGATCGCACGACTGAAAGAATCTATTCGTTTTTTAATACAAATAAAAAAATAGTACAGTCAAGCTACAATGAGGATGAATGGATTAGTTATTACGAAGCTAGAATAGAGCCTGAGGCAATGCAATGGGCTAGTGAATATACTAGAAAAATATTCACGAGAAGAGAGAGAGGATTTGGAAATAAAATAGTATTTGAAAGTTCAAGTTTAACTTTTGCAAGTATGGCCACGAAGTTAGGATTATCATCTTTCGTTGAGTTAGGAATATTTAATCCAAATGAAGTAAGAGAAATCATGAACTATGCTCCTAGAGATGGTGGTGATGAATATGTAAGGCGATTGGATACCAGACCAACGTCAGAGCCAAAAAACAAAGCAAATGCTTTTAGAAATAAGAGTAATAGCAAAAAATCTAAAGTGTATGCAGTTGATTTTGATGGAACTCTTTGTAATAATTTGTATCCTAAAATAGGATGGGAAAAAACAAATGTTACAGCCTATGTTAAGAAATTAAAAGAAGATGGGAACAGAATAATCTTGTGGACATGCAGAGCAGACGATTTGTTGCAAGAAGCAGTTGACTGGTGCGCTGAAAAAGGCATTGAGTTTGATGGAATAAATGAAAATCTAGAAGACATTATCAGCGAATATGGAAGCGATACTAGGAAAATTTCCGCAGATATATATCTAGACGATAAAGCATTAAATGTTGATGACATATAAAGTTGAAAGGAGGTGAGAATACGGCAAAGAAAATTAGTATTAGGGGAGATATAGTATCCAGTGGTGACAAATGGATTTATGACTGGCTAGGAATAGAAACTACAAGTCCAAAAGATGTAAGTAAGTCACTTAACGAGGCTAGCGGTGAAGATATAGAGGTGGATATAAATAGTGGAGGCGGTGATATATTTGCAGGCTCTGAAATATACACAGCGCTCAGAAACTATAATGGAAATGTAGAAATTAGCATTGTTGGCTTGGCCGCTAGTGCTGCAAGCGTAATATCTATGGCAGCTAAAAGCAAAATAACTCCTACAGGTTTATTTATGATTCATAATGTATCTAGCGGTACTCACGGTGACTATAGAGACATGGAGCATAGCGCAAATGTTTTAAAAACCGCTAATCAATCTATAGCGAATGCTTATAAAGAAAAAACAGGCATGACTGACAAGGAACTTTTAAAATTAATGGATAACGAAACTTGGATGTCAGCTGAAGATGCGGTAAAAAATAAATTTGTTGACGAAGTAATGTTTGATACTAAAAATCAAACATTAAAAGGGTTTTTTAATAGCTCTAACGGAATACCATATGCTGCTATAGAAAAAATAAGAAGTACAATCAAGAATCCGAACATTGTAAATAACAATGAAGCGGATTTTTTAATGCAAAAAACAAAAGCACAACTAAATCTATTAAAATTGAAGGGAGAAATAAATGAATAAACAAGAATACATGGCTAAAAGACTAGGTTTAATGAATGAAGCACAAGTTTTAATTAACGGAGGAAAAGTTGAGGAAGCAAATGCAAAACTAAAAGATGTTGAAACACTTGATGGACAATGGAATGATATCACAAAAGCACAAGCTAATTTAAACGCAATGAGCAATGAACCTAAGCCAGTAATTTTTACTGAATTAGGAAATATATCAATGGAGGGCACGGTTATAGATAAATTTGAAAACATCACAGTTGTAAATGATTTAGATGTTTATAATTCAGTAGAATATAGAAAAGCATTTATGAACAATGTAGTAAAAGGCACTGCAATTCCAGAAAAGTTTTTAAACGTAGATGCTAATACAACTACAAGTGAAGTAGGTTCTGTAATTCCTACGACAGTGTTAGAAAAAATAATTGAAAAAATGGAATCAACTGGAATGATTCTTCCACTTGTAACAAAAACATCATATAAGGGTGGTTTGGCAATTCCGACATCGACAGTTAAGCCAGTTGCCACATGGGTAGCAGAAGGCGCTACAAGTGATAAACAAGAAAAGACTACTGGAACTATAGTATTTACTTATTTTAAATTAAGATGTGCCGTTTCAGTGTCTTTTGAGACTAGCATTGTTACTTTAGGAGTGTTTGAAACTGCTATAATTAATAATATTGCTGAAGCAATGACAAAAACATTAGAGCAAGCTATCATTAGCGGAACAGGTATAGGACAACCAAAAGGTATCCTTGCAGAAACAGTAATTGTAGGACAAAATGTAAATATAGCAGTAGCTGTAGAACCTACTTACAATACGCTAGTTGATGCCGAAGCCGCTCTACCACTTGCATATGAATCTGATGCTGTTTGGGGCATGACTAAAAAAACATTTATGAAATTTATCGGAATGGTAGATTTACAAAAACAACCAATTGCTAGAGTAAATTATGGAATTAACGGCAGACCTGAAAGAACGCTACTTGGAAGAACCGTTGTATTAAATGATTATATGACTAGTTTAGGAGCAGTTATAGCAGCTGATACTGTTGTTGCATTCCTGTTTAATTTTAAGGATTACGTACTTAACACTAATTATAATGTAACTATCAAAAGATATGAAGACAATATTACAGATGATCAAATAACAAAAGCAATTATGTTAGTAGATGGCAAAGTTGTTGACAAGAACAGCTTAGTTACTATCACTAAGAAATTTGCTTAATATTAAGGGGAGTGGCATTGTGCCACTCCTATTTTAAAATTGAGGTGATTAAATGGCTCTATTGGAAGAAATAAAACTTGTGCTAAGGATATCAAACACAGCAATAGATTTAGAAGTTATGGACTTGATAGAATCTGCAAAATCTGATTTAAAAATATCAGGGATAAATATTAACAAAGTTACAGAATTAGGAGGAATGGATTCGTTAATCAAAAGAGCTATAATTCTATATTGTAAAGGCCATTTTGGGTACGATAATCCAGATGCTGAAAAATTTATTAAAAGTTATCAAGCACTTAACTACCATTTAGCATTGTCAATTGATTATCAAATAATAACGGTGGTGATTTAATGTATTGGCGAGATATAGCAAATATTATTACAATTACTAATACAGTTGACGAGGGTGGAGATACCATTCAAGTAGAAATTAAAAATCAAATATGCGTAAATGAATTAGCATATAGAACAAAAGCTTTTGAACAAGCTTTATCCAATGGTTTAAAACCTAATATTTCACTTGAAGTTAAAAAAATTGACTATAATTATGAAAAAAGAATAGAGTACAATGGCGTAAAATACACTGTCATAGATACAGTTCCTTCAAAAAATGAAAATATAGAAATCATTTGTAGTGGGGAGTTGGTTTAATGTCAATGCCAAAAAGTGTAACAAAATATACTAATAAAAATGGTATAACATTTAAGTCAAGCGTTGATAGAGCAAATTATACTATTCAAGAACTTTCAAGAGCTGCTCTTAAGGACGTGGCAAAAGTTATCAGAAAAAAAATGATAACAAAACTTAAAACTCTTCCTGGAATGAAGAAAAACAAGAGAATTTATAGTTCAACTCAATACTGGGTTAGAAAAAAAGAAACTGATTTGCAAGTTGGATTTAAGCACAATACTTGGTATGGTGTTCTTCAGGAGTTAGGTGGAAATAATCAACCCAAAAGAAGCATATTGCGTGACACAGTATTTGAAAGCATTGACGATATACAAAAAATTGAGGCACAATACTTAAGTGCAATAGAAGATGAAGTAAAAGCACAAGCATTAATTGATGAAATAGAGGAGGTAGGAAATGAAAACATGGACACTTAGAGTTGAGTTGAAAAAGATATTTAAGACACTGACAACTAATGTCTATTATGAAGGTAATCAAGATCCTGCCGTTTATCCTCGCTTAGTATTTGAAAATAGCGAAGTATCATCCAGCGATTCCAAAACATTAATACAATTAGAAGTCAACATATTTGATTATGGTACAAGTACAAGAGTTATAGAGGATTTAGCCGATACAGTCCAGGCAACTTTAAATAAATATTACTTCATAAATAGCGAAATTCAATTTGTTGTTTATAAAGGATTACGACAAAAAGTTGAAGAAGACGATAAATTAATAATTAGACGTAGATTATTATTTGAAATACAATTACATGAAATGAGAGGAGAATAAGTATGGGAAAATATTCAGGATATACAGCAGAAACACCAAAGAAACTATTACTTGATGCAGGCGCATTTTTTAAAAACTTTTATGTTGCTACTGATACATTTGCAACAGCAGTAGCAGCAGGAAAATTATTAGGTGCTACTCAGGGTGGCGGTGTTTTTAGCGCAATACCAACTATAAGATCAATACCAATAGATGGCATTAAAGGTATTGCTAAAGGCATGGAGGTTATCGATGAATGGGTTGTAACCTTAACAGCTAATGTTAAAGAAATAAAAAAGACAACTATTCAAGCAGCTTTAATATCAACAACAATAGATACTAGCACAAGCACAGAATATGACATTATAAGTACAAATAATGCAATAGCTTTAACTGATTATATAGATAACATAACATGGGTCGGAACGTTAAGCGGTAATAATGATCCCGTTATAATTCAAGTATATAATGCACTTTCAACAAGTGGGTTAACAGTTAATACAGTAGATAAAGCTGAAGCAGTAATTGCTTTAATATTTATTGGACATTATGATGATCTTAATTTAGGCACACCTCCATTTAAAATTTATTACCCTAAAGAAATAATTAATAGTGCAACAGCTTCATCGCCTACATTCAGCAAGGCAATTCCTGCTGATATTACTTTCACTATTACAACATCAGATTTAGCATTGTGTGGTGGTGTAAGGTTTGGTACAGTAACATTATTTTCTTCG